TCTAATACGGCAACAACACAAGTTGATTCTCTAAATAATGCTATTGTACATGCAAACAATCATGGTGGAAAGATTTCAGTTTCTCAAGATGGGACTGGTTTGATAATGACTTTAACACAAGTGAGTATGGATAATCCAGGAAATACAACAATAGTTACAACTGGAGCCACTAGTGGTCAAATAACCATAACTTCTCACTTCACTGGTGGTGTAACAGATCCAGTAGCTGCAGATGGATTATTAAACTCCGGTTCAGATGATAATTATAGATGGGAAATATCGACTACTAGTCCAAAGAGAGGTACTTTTTCACTTTTGATTAGACGAGGTGATGATACTCATAAAAGAAAACAAGTTCTTGAAAATTGGAACAATTTATCGCTCGACCCCAATGCTTCTAATTATATTGCAAAAGCTATTGGTAATCAAGTCTGGAGCATGAACGATAGTGGTCAAGCTGACCCATATCTATCTCTAACTGGCGATTATCCAAATAAATCAAAACACATTAGAGTTGAGGTAAAAAAACTTACTACAGATTATTTTGATGAAAATGGTAATATTAGAGTTCCAGCAGCTTCAGCGTCAATACCTGGATTGGGAAGTGGTTCGTATGGTGGAGCATTCTCAGGAGGAAGTGACGGAGTAATCACAGCACCGAAAACTTTTTATAGTGATATTTCTGATACGAGTGTACAGGGATTGAATTTAAATGTTGCTGCAAGCGGTTCGCAAGCATACGAAGATGCAATCAACATACTCGGAAATCAAGATGAATACGATATCAATCTAGTTCTCATGCCAGGTGTGACAGATGAAGGTGCAGGTGGAGGTAAATTGATATCAAAAGCAATTAGTATGTGTGAAGATCGTGGTGATTGTTTTGTTATCGCTGATCCGACACTATATGGCAAAGCGGCTCTTACTAGTGCAACATCAGAAGCTGAAGCGAGAAATTCAAGTTATGCTGCAATGTATTGGCCATGGATACAGATTGGAGATATCGATCTAGGTAAAAATGTTTGGGTACCGCCATCTGTAATGGTCGCTGGTGTGTATGCGTTTAATGATAAGATAGGGCATCCATGGACTGCTCCAGCTGGTCTGAATAGAGGAACGATCGATATGGCGATTCAAGCAGAGAGGAAGTTATCGCATAGCAATAGAGATACATTATATGATGCCAATGTCAATCCGATCGCAACATTTCCTGGACAAGGTGTGACGGTCTGGGGACAGAAAACGCTACAGAAGAAAGCTTCAGCTCTCGACCGCATCAATGTCAGAAGATTGCTGATTAAAGTTAAGAAATTTATTGCTTCGACATCTCGTTTCCTAGTATTTGAACAGAATACAGCTGCGACGAGAAAACGATTTCTCAGTATAGCGAATCCTTATCTCGAACAGGTACAGTCTAATGCTGGACTGAACGCTTTCAGAGTCGTGATGGATGAGTCGAACAACACGCCAGATATAATTGATCGTAATATTTTATATGGCCAGATATTTCTTCAGCCAACCCGAACAGCTGAATTTATCGTCCTTGATTTTACTGTTCAGGAAACTGGCGCGACGTTCCCCGAATAAGATAAATTCGAAATAAATAATAGATAAAAAAGAGTCTAATGATAAATCGGGCTCTTTTTTTATTTTTCCTATATTTATATATGAGATTTAATTATATGAATGAGTATTTAAAAATTTAGGAGAAAGATAATGGCCGAATTAGTTGATGCCAATGATATTATGTTTACGCCCTTTGAGCCAAAACTCAAAAATAGATATATCATGCAAATTGATGGCATTCCCGCTTATATGATCAAAGCAGTCAATAGACCAAATATTTCATTTGAAGAAGTTGAACTCCATCATATGAATATTAGACGATATGTGAAGGGTAAAGCAACATGGGAAACATTAGAAATAACGCTTTACGACCCAGTCGTACCATCAGCAGCTCAAGCAGTTATGGAATGGGTTCGATTATCTCATGAATCTGTAACTGGTAGAGATGGTTATTCAGATTTTTATAAGAAAGACGTCACGGTCAATATTCTCGGTCCGGTTGGTGATATTGTGGAAGAATGGACTTTGAAGGGCTCATGGGTCCAAGCAGCTAATTTCGGCGATATGACTTTTGAAGATAGCACTCCTGTCGAAATAGCAGTAACGCTTCGTTATGATTATGCCATACTGCAGTTCTAAGATATAATCGGTTATTACAATATATAAAAAGGACCTATATTTTAGGTCCTTTTTTTATATTTAGATATATTTATATATGAAAGTAATATATTGGTTATGAGCACGATTTAAATCAAAGAGGTTTCATATCCGATAAAAAAATAATAACATTGGAGATAGTTATGTCAAATACAAATGAATTATACGATACATTAAATGACCTATGGGATGATTTTCAGGAAAATCATATAAAATTTTCAGAAAAACATAATAAAGCAGCTGCTCAAAGAGCACGAAAATCACTTGGTGAAATAAAAAAATTAGTTACTGGATATAGAAAAACCTCAGTAGCTGAATCGAAATCATAAGGAGATTACGATATGGCTGATTCAAAACAACAAAAATTTCCAAGTGAAATTATTGATTTACCTTCAGGTGGATTGATATATCCTAAGGATAGTCCTCTGAATAGTGGAAAGCTTGAAATAAAATATATGACGGCTAAAGAAGAAGATATACTGACTTCTCAGAATTTAATTAAAAAAGGTATTGTGATCGATACATTGCTCGATTCATTAATTTTAACTAAGGATGTGAAATCAGATGATCTCATTCTTGGTGATAAAAATGCGGTAATGATCGCAGCAAGAATTTTAGCATACGGGTCGGAATATACTGTAGAGGTTACGAGCCCCGAATCAGGTGACAAATTCAATCATACATTTAATTTAACAGATTGCCCATTTAAGGAATTGCCCGATGGTGTTGATTATTCATTGAACGAATTTGAATTCCAATTACCAGTTTCGAAAAAAACCATTAAGTTCAGAATATTGACAGGTAAGGAAGAAAAACAAATCACACAAGAACTCAATAGTGTAAAGAAATTGAGTAATCGATCTCCTGAAGTCACAACAAGATTGAAAAAAACTATTATAGCAGTCGATGGCGATTCAACTGCTAAAATCATTAATATATTTGTCGACAATATGTTGTCGAAAGATTCATTTGCATTTCGCGAAGAGATGTCGAGAATCACACCAGATATTATTTTAAATCAAGAAGTTTATTGGGAGGGCGAAACGGTATCATTGGACATTCCAATGACCGTTGAGTTTTTTTGGCCTAAAGCCCGAACATAGAGTTCAGATACACGAAGATATCTTTTCCCTTGTCTATTACGGTCAGGGATTCACTCATCAAGATGTCTACACTATGCCGACATATCTTCGGAAGTTCTATATCCAGAAATTGGTTAAAGTCAAAGAAGAAGAAAAGGCACAGTTAGATAAATCTTCAAAAACCCCTACTGGCGTTCAACGCGCTAATCTCCCCCGCACACCAAAAAGAAGATAATCAAATTCTTTCAATTTTCTCTATACTTCATATTTATATATGAATCAATATAGTTTTCTGGAGAATTGATATGTCGAAAAAATCATCATATATGAACAGCGCCAATTTATTAAACGAAGGTTTATTAGATAAAATTTTTGATCTTTTAAAAAGTCGTAAACTTAATAAATTACGAAAAGCTTTTAGAGACCAGCCTAAAATACAAAGTGATATCAAAGCATTGAATCGGTATGCTCAAGAATTAGAAGATGATCTTAAAGCAATGGGGATAGACCATAAGGTCCATAGAATAAAATAAATGTCAAGAAAGATATACAATAAAGTAGTCCTCGAGTGGAATAAAACTTCTCAACAATATGAAACTACTTATGAAGATTCATATCAATACGATGGGCCGATTGCGCACGCAGATGAATTTGATGATTTTGGAGAAGATATAAAAAAACAATGGCCTGATGTTCAGAAAGATTTAGGGAAAGAACTCGGGAAAGCGACTAAAAAAGCTGCAAAGACAGGTGCGAGTCAATTTCGAAAGCAGTGGGTTAGTGTCGGCGCGGGACTATCAAAAGTGCTAGAGAAAACTGTCGAGACAACAGGTTCCAGTATAGGTAAAAGTTTAGGAGCACAGGTTGGCAACGCTATATCTTCAGCGCTGAGTGGAGTCGGCGGTTCAGAAGGATTGAGAAGTCTCGAAAAGGATATTCTGGATCTTGAAAAGAAAGCTCCAAATCTTGGAGAAAAATTAGTAGGAGGGCTTCCAAAAGATTTAGCGCTAGGAGTCCAACAAGGCGTCCCAGCCTGGGAAATCTGGAGAGATCTCTGGAAGGGCGCTGGTGATGATATTCAAGTGCAACAGGGTCTAATCGGTGATCTCTCACAAGCATTGGGTATATCTGCC